CGAATACTCGACAGTAAGGCGTTGCTATTGAAGCTACGCAATCCAAAACGTGTCACTGAAACAGTGCCGAAGAGTACGATAGTGCGAGACAACGAGGTTCTGGTAAACTGGGGTCTCGACGAGATGCACACGTTAAAGAAGCTGAACATCAATGTCCCATCTCCTATACAAGGGCAGTACAAGTGGACGGGCAAGTATGAACCGTTCGACCACCAGAAGAAGACCGCAGCGTTTTTTACAATGAACCGCAGGTCTTTCTGCTTCAACGAACAGGGTACAGGCAAGACAGCCAGCGCAATATGGGCCGCAGACTTCCTACTTAATCAAGGCAAGATCAAACGCGTTCTGGTCATATGCCCTCTGTCAATTATGGACTCAGCATGGCGCGAAGACTTTTTTACCTTTGCCCCGCATCGCAGTGTAGATATAGCCTACGGCGCATCCAAGAAACGCAAAGCAATCATAGAGCAAGGTGCAGACTTTGTGATAATAAACTATGACGGTGTGGAGATTGTATCCGAGGAGATTGCCAACGGTGGGTTTGACCTCATCATTGTGGACGAGGCAACGCACTACAAGAACGCACAATCAAAACGGTGGAAGACACTAAACAAACTTATTAAGGACGATACGTGGCTGTGGCTAATGACGGGTACTCCCGCCGCGCAGTCTCCGCTTGACGCTTACGGGTTAGCTAAGATGATTAACCCCCTCAACGTGCCAAGGTTCTTTGGATCGTTTAGAGATATGGTCATGCGTAAAGTTACGCAGTTTAGGTGGATCATCAAACCAGAAGCAACTGACCTTGTGTTTAACGTGTTACAACCTGCCATCCGTTTCACCAAAGAACAGTGCCTTGACCTGCCAGCTATGACATATGTCAAACGTAAGGTAGAGTTGACGCGCCAGCAGCAGAAGTACTACGACATGCTGAAGAAGAAACTTGTTATGACAGTGGGTGACGACGAAGTATCCGCAGTGAACGCCGCTGTCATTATGAACAAGCTACTACAGATTTCTGCGGGTGCCGTGTACACCGACGAGGGCGACACCTTAGAGTTCGACATCAAACATCGGTATAAAGTGTTAAGAGAAGTGATCGACGAGAGCAGCCAGAAGGTTCTTATCTTTGTACCTTTTAAACACACCATTGACATACTGACAGATAAGTTGCGTACTGACGGGATTACCACAGAAGTTATACGTGGTGACGTGCCTGTAGCTAGGCGCACGGACATATTCAAACGGTTCCAAACAACTGATAACCCGCGTGTTCTGGTTATCCAGCCGCAGTCTGCGGCACACGGTGTTACGTTAACCGCTGCCAATACAGTTGTCTGGTGGGGTCCGACACCATCTTTAGAGACCTACGCGCAAGCAAACGCGCGGGTTCATCGGTCAGGTCAGACGCATCCGTGTACTGTGGTACAGCTTCAAGGGTCTGCTGTAGAAAAGCGTGTTTACGCACTTCTCGACAAGAGAATTAACGTCCACACAAAAATGATAGATTTATACAAGGAAATACTTGACTAGCCTATTGCTCGGTACTACAGTGTAAGTCTCGTTAGTGCAGGAGAGTTAAAATGAGTGATAATAGCGACATTCCTGCGGACAAACTCACTAAGGCGTATATCAAAATACGGTCAGAGAGAGCGTTGTTGTCTGCGGAATTTAAGGAACGAGATGGATCGTTGGTTCGCCAACAAGATATCTTGAAGAAAGCGTTACTAGATTATTGTGACTCGCATAATGTTGAAAGCGTACGAACATCTGAGGGTTTATTTTTTAGGTCTACGAAAACGAAATACTGGACAGGGGATTGGGAATCTATGTACTCGTTCATAAAAGAACATGACATGCCCGAATTTCTGGATCGGCGTTTGAACCAGACCAACGTAAAACAATTCTTAGAAGAGAATCCAGATGTTATGCCGAAGGGGCTTAACATTGATAACGAGTACGTAATCTCAGTTAGGAAGAAATAATGGCAGAACCATTTATACAGATAGAGGAGTTGGCGAAGCATTTTGCAGTATCCATCTCTACTATTAGGGCGTGGGTACGGCAGGGTCATATCCCTAAAACCACGTATATTAAGATCGGTAACACCTACCGGTTCAACAAAACCTCAGTGACTGAAGCCCTAACAAAAGGTGCGCAGGACGTAAACGAGGCTCCGATTGAAGAACAGTTACAGTTCGATTTCGGTGTAGACGAAGACGCATAAACGCCAGAAGGAGAACAACATGGCTGAACAATATATCATTGAAAACGTAGAGGCGTTATGGCCTCGGATTGACCAGACGTACGTCTTCGATCAGAAGGTAAGACGTAGTATGCCTTGCGGTCCACGAGACACTAACGCTGAATTTTCCATAGGTTTTCGTATGGACAACGGAACGGCAAAAGCATTGTTCATAACGATGAGCAACGTGTGGAGCGCTAACAGAGAGAAGTCTTGGCCTGAAGTGCTGACTAACTCGCTTGTCAAAGACGACAACGGAACATACACCGGTAAGTCAAACATAAAAGGTGCTTATAGCGGTAAGCTCACTACTAAGCCGTTACAGGTAGATTCTCAGGGCACTCCGTTGCCAGATGACTTCCAGCTAACTACGGGTAGCACAGTCAGCGTAGCAGTAACCTTTACTCCCTACTACATGTCAGAAAACAACTGGGGCGTATCCCTACGGTTGAAGGCTGTACAGGTTATCAAGTACGTTCCGATGGAAACACGTAATCCGTTTGACGCAGTAGACGGGGGCTTCGTACTTGAGGATGACAATCCGTTTGCAGGGGGCGCACCAACACCTGCCAAAAGCAATAACGTACTAGACGATAGCTTGCACGAAGGGTTTGACGAGGAAGAAGCTCCGGTAAAAAGAACTGCTACAAAAGCAGCACCGGCTCCAGATTCTGACGCGGGAGACCTTGGGGCGATCATTGATAATTGGGACGACTAAACGATCCCATGCCACGGCTATTAACTTAGCCGTGGTTAACCTTACAATGGCGAGTGGTGGCTATGGAAACGAAAAGATTTTTAGATTTAGTATTAGGCTCTGAGGGCTACTACTGTGTGTGGGCTAATAACCCTGCTAAACAAATACAACAAAAGTTCTATACTTCTGTAGAAGAAGTTATAAGCGCGGCGCATGACCTTAGCGATCATGGTTGGAACGCGTTCTACGCACTAGGAACTTATGAGAAGGCTGGCTCCCGTGTAGCGGATAACGTCATGCGGATGAAGTCGTTCTTCTTAGACCTAGATTGTGGACCTACCAAAGAATTTGCAGACAAAGAAACTGCCATCGCGGAGTTGCAAGGTTTCTGCAAGCAGCACAGTCTACCTACCCCTACACTTGTTAACTCAGGACGGGGCATACATGTGTACTGGATTTTAACCGAGGCTGTTGCGCGAGACGATTGGTGGCCAGTAGCTGAACGCCTGAAGAACTTATGCACAGCCAGCGGTTTTAAGGCTGACCCTTCGGTTACTTCTGATGCGGCGCGTATCTTACGTGTACCTTCTACTTACAACTACAAGTATGACCCCCCACTACCTGTTACGTTTTACGGTATAGAAGCTCCTACCACTGTGGGGTTTGAAAAGTTTTCTGCGTTACTTGGTGGTGATCCGATACCAGTACCAACCAAGTACACGGCCAGCACCACTAGTGCGTTCCAAGACGCGATGAACGAAAACCAAAAAGGTAGTTTCAAGCGGTTACTGCTTAAAACAAACAAAGGTAATGGGTGTGGGCAGATAAGCCACATTATCCAGAACCAGAAAACAGTACCCCATGATCTATGGCGGTCAGGGTTGTCTATTGCAAATGTATGTAAAGACGGGGACAAAGCGGCAGCGCTTATGTCAAGTGAACACGAGGACTACAGCCTAGAAGCTACACTGCATAAGATGGCAGACACAGGCGGTCCACATTTCTGTTCAACGTTTGAGTTACACAACCCTGAGATATGTGCCGTCTGCCCTAACAAGGGCAAGATATCCACACCTGCTATGCTCACGAAAGAGATACGGGCAGCGGCACCAGAGGATAACACCGTAACAGACATGACTAAGGATACTCCACAGATATACCAAATACCGACATTCCCTAACCCATATTTCCGAGGTCAGAACGGCGGGGTGTATATACGTGGCGAGAACGCAGATGGTGACCCAGAAGAAGTTTGCGTGTACCACCACGATTTTTACGTCACTCGTAGGTTACATGATGTGGAGTTAGGGGAAGTCATAGCGTTTGCACTTCACTTGCCAAGAGATGGGGTACGAGATTTTGTGGTGCCACTAGCTGCAGTTACCTCAAGGGAAGAGTTCCGTAAAAATATGTCTATGCACGGCGTAGTCACTTTTGGGAAGGATATAGATAAACTAATGACCTATACAGCGGCATGGATAAAAGAACTACAGCAGACCACCACAGCTAGTGAAGCGCACCAACAGTTTGGCTGGGTTGACGATACTAAGATGGATGAGTTTGTGTTGGGTGACCAACTAATTACTGCCAAAGGTGTCGAGTATAACCCACCCTCCGCAAAAACTTCGGGGTACATAGAGAAGTTTAAACCTAAAGGTACGCAAGAACGTAGTAGAGAGATACTGGATTGGTACAACCGTGATGGTATGGAACTACATCAATTTACTGTATGTGGTGGTTTCGGTACTATACTCATGCCCTTTACAGGTCTGTACAGTCTAGGCGTACATCTGTTCGGTAAAACAGGTGGCGGAAAAACAACTGCTATGTACGCAGGGTCGTCTATATGGGGTGACCCATTTGGGCTAACGGGTACTACTGGAGATACACTCAACTCAAAAATGAACGCTGCGGAGCTTATGCACAACCTGATGTTAAACACAGACGAGATGACAAACCTCGTTGGTAAGGAAGCATCTCAGTACGCATACCAACTGTCCGAAGGTAAGCAGAAAAACAGGATGGCGGGTGGAGGCAACCACGAACGTGTTAGGGGTAAACCTTGGAGCTTACTGGCTTTCTCTACGGGTAACGTGAGCATGTACGCGCAAATGGCTATGTTTAAAGGCGACACTAGAGCAGAAATGCAGCGTTTACTAGAGCTTAGAGTAGACGAGATGCCTCGTGTTGAAGTTAACCAGCAGGAAGCAGATGCACAGCTTACGGACGTGCAGCTTAACTACGGCCACTTCGCGCCTATATACGTGCAATATGTTATAAACAATAAAGAAAAAATAGCCGCGCTGTACAAAGACATTAAGGCGAAGCTGGATAAGAAAGCTGGGTTGAATAACGTCAACCGTTTCTGGTCTGGTGGTTGTGCGGTTATACTTACTGGGGCTTATATAGCTAAAGAAGTAGGCATAATAGATTACGACTTGAAGAAGTTGTACCAATGGGTCGCAAAAATGTTGGTTACGGTGAAATCATTTGTAGACGACAGCACCGCTTCCGTTCAGACACTCGTCACTGATTTTATGACTGAGAACTGGACAAACATACTGAAGATAAAGAGTACGCAGACTTCCGCAGGGCAGGATGGTATAGCTACTATGGTTATACCCGAACAGAACCCACGTAACATGTTTGTGGCACGGTTCGAGACAGACACACAAATGCTGTTCATCGTGCAGAAGCATTTCCAGAAGTGGCTTGGTGAGCAGAAGATAGACTACACCAGCACAATCGAGGAGATGACGAAACAGATGGGCGCTAAGAAAGTTAAGAAGCGTATCAGTAAGGGCACTAACTTTAACCTACCTGCTTCATGGACGATATCTGTGAAACTAGAGGGGGCAGACGTTGTACCAAAACCCACTGAAGACTGACGATATAAACCCTGACACTGTTAAGATTATAGTTCAGTGGGATAAGATGGTTGTCGGCGCATCGGTATTTGTTCCTTGCATTGACACCGAAAAAGCCAAGCAGCAACTGGAAAAAGTCGCAGAGTTAAAATCATGGCAAGTAGAAATGCGGGTCAGAATAGAGAACGAAATGTTTGGGGTTCGCATATGGAGAACTGTATGATAGCCTACCCTTGACAAGTTTGGACACACTTGTCGTTCTCCTTACTACGCCCCCGCCTTACCAGCGGGGGTTTTTTAGTCAAAGAGTTGTATTCCTTGGTCATACTCTTCCAAGCTGCTGCGCATCAGAGGTGTGTACTCAATACCACCTACCATCTTACTTGTTCGTGTATCAAATGCCTTACGAGACCGTTCGATTGTCTTTGGAAGAATAAGGTTTTTAGATCGTGCATCACGAGGCAACCCGCTGTTGTACTTTCTTATGTCCCTAAGCGCATCTCTGTAGGCTTTCCGATCCCCGTTTGCGGCGGCGATGTTTGCTTGGCGTAGCAGAGATGTACGTTTTTTACCGAGGTAAGTATTCTTCCGACGCTCGTTCTTGTTTATGTCATATTGTCTATTGACATCAGCGTTAGCGAAGCCGCCAGCTTGAGCGAGTATCTGAGCGATACCTATGTCTTCAACAACGGCGTCACCTCTGCGAGTTCGTACCTCACCTGTAGCAAGCTGCTCCCCACCCTTTAGCACGTTGCGCACCGCAGCGGGGGCTATAGCTTTGGCAGCCCTTGCATACTCACCTTCTGCGGCGTCTTTAAAACCACGTTCAACACTTAGCCCGATACCTACAACGGGACCACCGAACTGTTCTATAAGAGTGTAGAATAGTGATTGGTCTTTATCAATAATTGGTGGGCGGTACAGCAGGCTGTTCATACCGATACGGCTGGCAACGTCTACACCCAGAGCCGCGTTTATGGCCCCGCCGTACAACCCTTCGCCAACAGTCTTGCGGAGCATAGCATCAAAGTCGTCCTCATCATCATCAACGAAGATATTGTAAATTTGCCCTACCGCCCCCAGCAACGGCATACCCGCGACACCGGCAAACAGCCCCGTAGATATCAGAAAACGCGCCAACTGCCCCTGTGCAATTTTACGGTTTGCTACGGTATCTGCATCGCCCCCTGCTTGGAACGCTTCGTTCGTCATAGTTGCCATCATGTGGTATTTACTAATAGCAAACCGCTTAAACAACATTAACACGTTGCCATACGATGACTGCGAGTACACAGGACGCCCTGCTGATGCTGTCGCACCCAGAGTAAATTCTGTTTCTTTAACGGCAACTGCAGCGGCTTCACGTTTTTCGAGGTCTGTAAGTGCGCTACCCTTCTTTGCTTTCATGCGGTCTACTTCAAGCATGTAGTTAGCAGTCATTGCAACTTCGCGGTTGTAACGCTCGGAGTGGTGGAACAAGAAACTTGTAAAAGAGTTTATCTTCTCTAAAACATCTTTAGCGTTGTTCATATCCAGTTCTTCTTGGTTCAAGGACTGGTTTATCTGTGCGTTCTCTGTAGCAACTTCGGCTAGTATTTCTAAATCTTTTATTCTGGGGTCGAGGTCGGGGTCACTGAAGTCGTAGTTACCTATAGAAAACCCTGCCATCCCAGTGTTGACTTTGCGTTTGGTCATGTTGCCATTTTCGTCCATTACGGCAACCATTTTAGTTTTTGGACTTTTCGCTAGAATAGATGTAGCCGCACCCATAGCCCTAAAAGTAGCCCTGTCACCGTACCGGCCCATGAGGCGTGGAGCCGTACTCATAAACACGTCGAAGGTGGTAATGGCAGCGGAAGACAAGTTCCAACCCATAGTCCATGCGTACCCTGCAGCCGTGAGTGATTGAGACCACCGTGGGATATTAGGACTCTTGGCGAAGTTAACAATTAGGTCCAACCTGTCTCGGTACAACATCGTAGTTGGGTCTGTTCTCTTTGCGTCTAGTCCTAAGACATCGCGTTGGAATATTTCTAGCTGGGCACCAAACTCCATCTGCACAAGTTGACGGTTGTAATCACGTCCTTTGGTCTGAACCATATCTATAAGGTCGTATGCCTCTGCGGCCATCCCTGTAGGAGTAACATCTCCTAAGAAACCACGAACGTCTTTACGTTTTTGGAACGACTGCATAAACGAACGCTCTGGCATGGAGTCAATGGCGAGGTTTACAACACGGTCAACTGTTGCCTTGTCCGCGCCATTGGCATTTAATATTTGGAGTACCTCATAAACAAACGAGGTTTTTGGTGCGCCACTAAAGTCCCGTACCTCAGAGGCTTTACCGTCGTGCATTCCAACGGGGTTACCAGCTTTATCAACGATATACGCCCGTCTTGGGTCGTTTGCGGGAAGTTTAGCTAACGAATTTTTGTTGTATTCTAAAACTTTTACTTTGGCTTTCTCTAGCTGTCCCCTTGTTTTAAAATATTCTACAAACATTTCGGGTTGGTTTGTTTCAGGGTCGAGAGCGTTGTACTCCAGACGGTGCGGTCCAAAACGTGTGAGTGGAGCAAACGGTTTAATACGCCCACGCTCTCGGTTCAAAAGCTCGGCCAGTTTGTCTCTTGCCCTCTTCCGCGCCGTAACGTCCCCTATGGTGGCCGCTAGGTTTGTTTCTATTGCACCCATGACGTCGTTCAAAGATTTCTCAAAGTTGTTGGTTATAATTTTGTACAGCTTCTGCCCCGTGGCATCTACAGTACCATCCGCGTTTTTAACGGCTAAACTTTCGTACTGCGCCCGAAGTTTTTTGTGGACTTCCCTAGCTCTAACTAGATCATAACCTTCTTCGCCCTCTTTGCGCCCGTAGGCTTTTTCAAAGTTAGCTTCGCGTGGATCAATACGTTCTTTAGATGCGTTAGGCACCATAGATTGCAGGATGGTGTATAGCTTGGGCGATTTTTTTCTAAAGGCTCTCAGATCGTTAACAATCGGGTCTAGTGATTCATTCCTGCCGCGCAAGGCCGCACTCATATTGTTTATTATGGTGTTAAGCTCACTAGCTCTGGGGATACGTGACTCCGACAATGCTGTTAAGATGTTAACAGGTTGTAAGTTCAGCCATACTTTCTTAGCGGGTAGTGGCACTTTGCTACCCATCCAGTTCCTACCTTCTTGTATATAGTCGTACATCGCTTTTTTAGTGGTAACTTTAACAGCGTTGGGTGCGGTGCCTATATTGTTTATAACTCCTGCCGCGCCTTTAGGTGTTTGAGCCTCCATGTATATTTTAGTAGCCGCCCGCCCATCGTAAGTCGGTGCAATTATCTCCTGCACCAGCTTGTCCACTGCATCAAATGTAGAAGTTTCAGATACAGTAGGGCGTCCGAAGAAAGTACGTACGTAATTAGCTATGTCTCGTACTAACCGAAGAAATGGGTTGCCCCCGTTTACTGTGGTAGTTTTTAACTGTGTCTGGAAGTCGGGGTTAGCAAAAGCCTCTGCTACGAACTCGTCTAAGTTAGTTACACCGTACTCTCCAGCCAACTGCTCCTTAACACCCTCAAATATCCTGTTTAATTTTTTGGTTAGCGGGTGTGACTTGTTAGCTATTGTAGCGGACGTAACCGCGTGCAACATTTCGTGGAGCAGCGTGTGCGCATTGATACCAGCTTTTTCGTCTAGCGCTATCGTGTTGGTCTCAGGATCAAAGTAACCTGCCAAACGTGTAGAACCATCGTCAGTTTTAAGATTCTTTTTAGTTATAAGTTTTGTATTACCTATATTTTCCATAAGACGTTTTGCTAAAAGTGCGATGTCTTTTGATCCTGCAGTAAACCGGAGTGCGTTTAACGCTCCCGTTAAGTCACCCTCAAGGATGGCAGCTTTTACAGAAGGACGCAGCGGTGTGTCTATTGCAAATTCTGCGGGTAAGTTGAAATCTTCGTTGCTAATAACTTCCAAATCCGCCAATTCTTCAGGGGTTAACTTTGACCGTGCTTTTACTACTCTGTCTCCAGCTAGGTAGTTAGCCTGCGAAACACGAGCTTGACTCCCTTTTTGTAGTTCTGTTGTTACGTATTTCTGTAACTCAACAGACATGTTTGCCTCTTTAGAAGTTAGCCAATCAGTAATCTTACGGGCGCTATCTCTGCCCATAGAAGGTAGATTATTGTCTTTGTCCGCAGTGTAGAACTGCGATAAGTCAGCGTTGTCTTTGTATTCGATAGCGTCTTTTTTCCTAGTAGGAATTTGCATACTTACATCGTATATAATCGCGTCTAAGGCGGCGGTGAACGTAGGGTACTGATTAAAGTATTTTTGTACTGCGTTGGCAAGTCGCGAACGTGGGGCGCTTGTCCGTTTGGATTCCGCTAGTTTAAGTATTTTGTTTTTATCACTCGCGGTTATAGGCGCTTGCGGAGCGGTTAAATCTGAATCCGCGTTGCCTTGCCTTTGAATAACCGCATCTTGCGCGGCGAAAATAGCCTCTTGTTTTGCGTCGGCTTCTTTAGTCTTTACTGTTTCCGCACGAGCTTTCGTAGCCGCGTCAGATTTTTGATCTGCAAACTTTAAACTTTCTCTAGGCGTAGTTGCTTTTTCAGCGGCAACACGTTTTGCTTTTGCTTCTTTTAACTCGGCAGGAATTGGTTGTGCTGGTGTTTTCGCGGTTTGTTTTCCGGGGGCAGCATCACGACTTAAAGAACGTTCTAGTGTATCTGACTTTGTTCTTGTTGCTCCTGCAGTTGATCCAGACTCCACG